GCTGTTGTAGTCTTGCCAGTCGCATTATTGCCGTATATTTTTGTGTCTTTACCGTCAAAGTTAAAGCTTTCTTCTTTGATTCCAGCAAAGTTTGATATTGTTAGCTTATTTATTTTTATATCCATCATCATGCTCCTTTTTTAATCTTTCGGTGACCTCTTAACACCTCGATAATTAAATTTTTTATTCGTTCGTGGCTGTCCGGATTGATTTCATGTATCTGTACAAGCTTATTGTTCGTTTTGTAACTGTCGTGATAGTGCAAGAAATTAATCGATAAGTATCCGTGATGATTACGTTCAATTTCCAATAATGCTCGTTGGTTTGACAAAGTATATTCGTCGAATAACGTCTTAAAAATATTCAATATATTTCTTTCTGTATCTCTCATGCTTATACCTACCATCTCATGACTAAGTTAATTAGCCTGTCTCTTTCGTCTGTGTTCTCTTCAATCCATTCATAAATAGATTGATTTAATATGTCTAATGCTGTGTATAGATCATTCTCATCTGTTATATTTATACCGTCGATAAATCTATCTTCTAAATCTAAGACATTCACTAGAATGCTGTAATCTTGTTTCTTAACTGCTAATTTAAAATCGAATCCGTCTACATTAATTACTTTTTGACATACATCGCCAATTTTGTAGTACATTGTTGACACTTCCTTTATTTCGTTTTATATTGAATATGCATTAATTTTCTAATTGTTTAGACTGTTACTCATTGCCGTGAGTAACAGTTTTTTTATTCTTCATAAAAGTATTCCTTATAAAATATGAATGTTGCGATACTTGCGAATCCCGCAATCGACCATGCAGTAGTGAAGTATAGAAACGGCATAAGTACAATTGCTAAGACTGTAAAGCACAGTACTGCTACTAGGTAGCTTTTATAAATGTTGCTCATTTTATTCTCTCCTTATATATTTCATTGAAATGCTCATCGACGAATTTATTCATCTTTCTTGCGTTAAATCTCCAGCGATTAAAATTCTCATCTGGGTAATGCACAATTCCTTGCGCTCTTAGTTCTTTTTCAAATCTAGGATGAAATAGTAATCTGTCCTTGATAGTCTCATCAGATGCAATTTTTAATTTCTTCTTTAAGTCACTCATGTTCCATACAGGGTCTAATGTATAACCAATTAGCTCATCATATTCATCTTTTGTGATAAGTACATGTGTTTCAGGTATTGGAACGGTTACGTTTAATACATGTGGCATTTCTATCATTCCTTTCGTGTATAATGTTGTTATCTCCTACAGAGAGGAGGTGAATATTATGAAAAACTACTATCACCTTTTGTCTTTCGATGACGATTTAGCTAATGATGCAGCCAACGATCTGTTAAAAGAAGGTTGGGATATCGTTCATGTTGGTACAAAATTAGTTAAAATTTTGGATAATGGACAAGCGTACTACAATACTGAATACGTTCTGGGCGGAACTAAAAATCAGTATGAAAAATATTTAGAAGATTGCCAGCAGTCCGAGTTAGATTATTTTTAACTTATGTTTTTCTGCGGTTATTAGCTAAATACTTTTGTTCTCTATCAATTAGGTAGAGAACTTTTTTAATTTCAGTGTAAGAAAATTTTTCTAGTTCAATACATTGATTAATTACAGACATTAAATTCTTTTGTTTATTATTTAAATTCTTCTTTTGGATTTTTAAAGAATAAAGTTCTTTCATATCTTCCATATTGTTTATGCTCCTTTCTGCTATACTCCTATTAAGGAGGTGAATTCGTATGAAGTTAAAACACGATTGCATACGTGAAGTTCTTTTAGTTATAGAGAGTGATTTAAAATTAAATAATGTTCTAGATAATGAAGACCTAGAAAATACAATTAAAAATTTCTCACGTGAAGACATCGAATACACTGTTAAACAATTGACCGGTGCAGGTTATATAGACGCTGAATTCTATATGGAAGGTTATTTTGTTAAACATATGAATTTTTCAGGTCACAACCTTTTGGATGATGTTAGAGATGTCGAAGTTTGGAGAGAAACTAAAGCTAAAGCGTCAAAAGTTTCTTCGGTTTCAATCCCTATAATTCAACAAATCGCATCGTCAGTCGTTAACAAGATGCTCGGGCTATAGTAATTTAAATTCAACACCGTCTATTTGAACGAACAGATTATCTAAGTCAGGTATTTTCTTTTTATATAAATCAAACCTTGATTTGATATCTGCTAATAAATAATGTTCCAAATTCCCAATTGATAATAGTCGTCTATTACCTTCTTCGTCATAGTAGTAATAGATGACTTTTTTGTTTTGAGCTTGCATTGTTCGTTCCTCCTGTTAAGCAGTTACGTTAGCTTCATAACCGAATTCAGTCATGATTTCATGTATTTTCAATCTGCCTTTTTGTGTCCATCTAGTTTGTAAAACTGTGTCTTCTCTACCGTCAGAGCGTACAATTGCTATAGTGTCTGATTCTGTGTAACTCTTGCCCATGTGTTCTGAGTAAAGCACCCACTGTTTATTTACTTTTCGTTGTAATCTAGCTTCGTGTAGTAGTTTGTTTAACTTTTGTGCTGATATACCGTAGTCTGCCGCGATTTGAGTTGTAGCTAATGTGCCAGTTGATTTTAAGATTTCATCAACATAATCTGCTTTGGGTTTTAGCTCTCCGATTTCTTGTTGTAAAAGTAAGTTTTGCTCTTTTTCTTTCTTATACTCAGTCAACACTGTAATGATGTAGTCTGGATCTTTTAATGTTTGTTCAATTACATTGTCTGTTGCGTAGATACCGTGTTTGCGAATAGCTGGTAGGACATCTGATGTTACCCAGCGTTTGAATTTTCTAGCGGTTTCTCTAATTTTTTCGTTTTTGCTTTGTTTAGAAGCATCGAAGATTAGACTGTATAATCCTGATTCGTTGATAATGATCATATTTCTGTTTTGACCTGATGCACTAAATTGGTGCGTCAGCTTGTCCTCGCTATCAACATGATTTCTAATGGCATTGTCTGCTCTTGCATATCCTAAAATCTCAGCAATATCTTTTCCTACAAAATAAGGTTCGTTTTCAATTTCTACTGTTCTTACTGGTAGCTCTTTAAAATTAAATGTTTGTAATGCTTGCATTGTTCGTTCCTCCTTTTAAGATGTTTGTACAGTTTTATGTACATTTTGTTCAAAAAAATATCTACCTACTTTTGTTGGTGGGATTTCTAATAATTCACAGATTCGTTTTATTTCCCATTGTGTGAATAAATTTTTTCCTTGTAACTTGTGATTAATAGATGTCCTTGAAATAGGGATTGCGTTCGCTAAAGAACTTTGGCTATATCTATACTCTGCCATTCTTTCGTACAGCAAACTATAATCGAAATTGTATATCATAAACTCACCTCCCTTCTTGTTCGGTTTTCTGTACAAATCAATTAAAACACCTTTGTTTAAATAAGCCAACACATAAAATACATTTTTCTGTACAACATTTGTTAAAAATTATTGATAATCGTCATTGTACGTAGTATTATATTCTTAGGAGGTGTTCAGAAATATGAACAGTTTTAAGGATAGATTAAAGCAAATTATGTCTGAACGGAAGATATCTCAATCAGAGCTATCAAGAAGGACTGGTATTGGCAGAAACTCAATTAGCGATTATTTAAATGGAAAATATGAAGCGAAACAAGACAAAGTCTTTGAACTAGCAAAGGCTTTAAACGTTAACGAAGCGTGGCTTATGGGTTTTGATATTTCTAAGAATAGAAAAATTGAAAATAACGACATCGCTTCCATATACAGTAAACTCACGCCTCCAAGACAAAAAAATGTGCTTAACTATGCAAACGAGCAATTAGATGAACAGAATACTAAAGGCGATAATATTGTCGATATTAATTCATATAAACAGGATAGAATTGCAGTTAACGTCAATGGTTGTGTCTCTGCTGGTGTAGGAGAACGTCTACACGGTGAAACATTGTTTACCGAAATGGTTAAAGCACCTATCCCACCACATGATTTAGCATTAAAAGTAAACGGTGATTCTATGGAACCTATGTTTAAAGACGGTGAAATTATATTCGTAGAGAAAACTCATAATATAAAAAATGGCCAAATTGGTATATTCATTATTGAAGAAGAAGCTTACGTTAAGAAAGTTTTTGTTGAAGATGATAGATTGACTCTAGTCTCACTGAACAAAGAATACCGCGACCTTCACTTTTATAGAAATGAAAGTGTGAGGTTAGTAGGGAAAGTAATTTTATAGGAGATAGTAAAATGAAACCTAGAAAGCAAGATGAAAAAATATTATCAGATCAATACAGTTACTTTGAACCAATAATCAGCGACAGTTGTGACATAAAATTCGACGGAGACAAGAGGAGAATTGGTTCTATATTCATTTCACATGAGGAAATTTGTTTTATAAGGAAAGAAGAAGATTATATATTTAAAATTTCGTTATCAGACGTGGTAGATTACAATACTGTTGTTACTATTTGGAAAAACCAAGCTTCTTTAACATTAAACGATAATAGAAAAATAACGTTTTATTTCGTAACAAATTCTCCTTTAACAGGATTTATCTCAATTTTAAAAACTTATATGCAATTATCTAGGAATAGGGAAACAATTATTCCAGATGATAATCTACTTATTAATGATGACGATGAACAAACTAAAGTTGAAATTTTCGACGTCGTAGGATTAAATTATGAGGGTCGTAGAAAAGAATTAAAGAAACTTATCAAAAAAATGAAAACTAACGACGCTTTCTTTTTCTTGTATAGTGATTTGAAAGGGAATGAACTTAAAGAAGAATTGCTTTATGAAGACAAGGTGTATGAAATTCCTGATTACGAGGTTATTCCTGGTGTATTCTTACAAAAAGAACCGGATAATCCTTATGATGAAAACGCGATAAAAGTTATGATTTCAAATGAATACTCTGAATTTCACGTTGGATATGTGCCTAGAGAGTATGCTTCAAGGTTAGTCAATTATATAGAAGACACCGTTTCTTGTAACGCATATATTAACGGTGGTAAGTATAAAACTTTAGATTATTTAGAAGAGAAAATTGTTACTAAAGAATCAGACTATGGATTACGAATACATGTAGAATATAAAGTTTAATCAAAAAGACGTCTATTTCAGCAGTGTTTGAAAGGAAGTTTATAATGAAAATAACTAATTGCAAAATAAAAAA